AGTGCTTCTTGAACTCCATCTTTGGTTCCATCCCAGTGATCTAACAAAGTTTTGATAGCGCACAATGCCCACCACCACCAAATCGCTGCCATAGTAAACATAATGCTGCCACCTATAACCATAACAATGTCAAATGTATGTTTAGGTTCAATCAACCATATTAAAAATACTATAGATAGAACAGCCATAGGAAATATTGAGGCGAACCAAGCCCACGCTCTTATTTCTTCAATTGTCTTGTTAGTAAAATCTTTAAATTTGCTCATACAGTATTTACGTGAGCAGAGAGAGAATTTAAAATGCTAGATAATGGTTATCCAGGTGTTGGCATTATCATTTTTAGTTTGGAATGCTGCGGGGTGTATGTCTTTGCTGTTGAGTAGATTTGCAACCACAGGAACATTATGTAGATCGTCAACTAATAATCTAACTGGATTACCTTCTGCTTCAAACACTTGATCGCGTTCTGTTTCAAACTGCCACACCCAGTGGGTAGCCTTACCATCTTGATCAGGTATACGACCTATTGTCATTTTAGGATCTGAATCCCATTCAATGTTTGATCTCATACCTATAGACTGTATCAAACTATTAAAGTTAGCCTGTTGCCCTAACTTAGTTTTGTTTGATTCAGATCTACTAGGATTTGATCTTGTGATATCCACTAATGTGATTATTTGGTAGCGTGCCATAATGTGCTACTATTTATAGAGGTAAAAAAAGAGCGGAAATAAATCCGCTCTTTTCGTTTTCCTATCTTTAAAAACAAACTAGCTATTAAGCTGGAGTTTGGTCAAAAGTTGCTGTGATAGCTACTGTTGCTGCTGCGAAGTAGTCACCAGTTACAACTGATGGAGTACCTGTACCTTGAACAGAGATAACAACTGATGTTGATGAAGCTGCTGTGAAAGCACCGATAGATGTTACTGTGAAAGCGTCTGTTTTTGTAGCACCTGTTACTAAAGAAGCACCTTGTTTAATACCTTTAACAATACCAAGTAATTGCACTGCACTGATTGCACCACCACCTACACCAACTGTAAGGATGTGTGTTTTTCCGCCTAGACCGTTACCTGATTTTGCTACTTCGTAATTTGCGCCAAATGTTGTGGAACCTACCGTTTGTGCTATTAAGTTTGCCATGATTAATTTCTCCTTATATCAATGATCCCGCTCCGGGACCGGCATAATATTTAGTCTTTTTGGAAAAAACTGTGTGATATAGCCGTTTAATCGGCTCTAAATGGAGTCCAGCGATCGCGTGGTACTAGCTTAACACTATCTCGGGTCTTGACATAGCCTTCACCACCAGGTTTACCTCCCGTATTAGCTACAATATCCCCTTCCGCTTGATCTAGTTCTGCTATAACTTCATTTTTAGCTTTCATGATTTCACGAACTAGGAAGAACAGGCTGTCTAATGCACCTGGCACACCTGTTGATAAATCTATAATTTTTTGTTGTTTAGGAGCACTGACTTTGCTGGTAGTTAACCAATTGAAAAATACTGTAGAATCTAGTTTGTCTAATGCTTTGGCCTTGGCCTGTGTGTTTACGAATGTGTATATGATTGTTTGTAGATCACCGAGTCCACCCTGTGGTGTTAATAGTTTATCAATAACCCCTACACTTTTATTTGCTTCTTTAGCTATAACATCGATGTTGTCAGCATTTACTGCTGGTTGATGACTGGTATATGTCTGAGCAAATACCACGAGCTCTGGATTTAATGCAAACGTTTTAATGTCTGTGAAATCTTCTCCAGCCTTGTCACCAAAATAATCAAACTTCTTATGTGCTGCCACAGCCACTTTAGCTTTGGCTATAGCAAGGCCCACAGCACTACTACCTTTAACACTATAGGTAGTCTGATTAGGAGTGAAACTCATCTTGCCATCTGCACCTTGATATGGCTTCCCAGGATGGAATAGTATATCGCCATAGACATATCCTACAAAGTTTGGCGGTGTTGCCTTTTCAAAGACGGGCCATAGTGCTGCCATATCTCCTGCAAACTTGGCACGCCAATCTTCACCCTTGCCACGACTGTTGATAAACTGTGCTAACTCCTGTGGACTTGAACTTTTACCTTCTTCACGTCCCCAGTTGTTCTTGCCTACTAGGCGGAATGTACCATCTTCATCACGACCCCAATATACTGTAGGATTGCCATCCCACTTGATACTAACGTCTTGTGCATCTTGTGCTAGATTTTTTAATATCTGTACAGCTCGTAATGCACCCTTGGGTTCTGTGAACACTAGGTCTTCTAAGTGATTGAACTCACGTCCAACTTTCTTAGGCCCTAAATCCTCATTGGTTTTCTTACGGCCAGCACAGTGAGCCTTCTGGCTGAACCCTTTAGGATTAGAGCAATTAATAGAGCTCTTGTATTTCTTGCTCCATGCTTCAGTTAAAAATTCAAATGCTCTCATTTAACCACTTCGATCATTTTACGGAACCAGGCACCACTACCTGAAACGAAACTTTCTATTTTGCCTGCCTTGGGTAATTGTACACCTTCCTTGTCTAGGGTTTCTCTAGCATCTGACACTAGTTCTTCGTAGTTAGGTAGTTTGATAATGTAATCGATGACTGCTTCTGGATCAGCTAGATCTTTAGGGCTGGCTGTTTGCCCTAAAAGTTTTTTAGCAATTTCGTTAGGGTCGCGTGTGATAACTTCATTAGTTTCACGATTTACTAGACCGTTTTGGAAACTCCATTTCATTCCACGTGCCTTGGCAATACTGGCCAATATAACATGTCTATGACTACCACGTAGCTCACTACCTTCACGACCACCTGTCATTGACCATTTCATCCATTGTGGTTCACCAAACATGAAATCGCTTTGTACATACCCTTTAGTTTCATCACCGAGAATGGGAGTTTTAAAGTGTACACTAACTCCTGACTTACGAATCCAGTCTTTAGGATCTCCACCCTGCTTTTCAATATAGTCTGCTAATTTTTTAGCAAACTCATCTTTGTTTACTTTGTTAGCATCTACGGCGAGATCTAGGTCACCCGAGGTTTTTTTCTTACCAGTCGTGCCTAACATATAATCTGTTAGTTCGAGACCGGTAACTTTTTCTAGCCATTGTACTGTGGGTAGAACGTCTCCTTTGTTAATGCGAACTGTTAGTACAGATCCTGCATCGTCTTTAAAAACATTACCACCTTCAAATAGATTCTTTGTCGTCATCGTCTTCTTCTAGTTTTTTATTCAATTTTCGTGATTCTACAATCTTACGAACCCCACGAGTAAATTTGGCTGAATCTTGTCCTTTGATAGCATTAATGAAACGGCGCTCAAGCTCATCTGCTTGCTCAGCATCATAATGTTTATGTATGCTTTCTAGCAGGTTGATAGCTGAGTTGATGATATTAGTAGCACGGCTTTCAAAGAGTTGATCTTTGTTACGTACTTCTGCTAATTCATTTAGCTCTTGTAATATGCTTCTTGTTTTAAGTTTCATATACCTTTCCTGATGTAGTATTTACTTCTTTTTAAAAATGTCAAGAACTGGGTACTTAATGGTAAAATCAATCAAAATTCGCCCGTTTGAATACTTATATTATAGCATCTTTCTAAATAAATTGCTAACGAAATTGTTAGTCATTTAGGGAGGTCTATAATGGACGTACTAGCTTTAGTAAAGAAATGGGCAGGTGCAATCGCTGATACATTAGTTAGCGTATTGGCTCTTTTAATCGTATTAGAAGTACTATTGAAAGGTGCAGCAGTTCCTTTCTTACCAGCAGTTGACGTTATTGGTAACGTTACCGGCATCGTCAAAACACTAGGCGGTGAAGGTGTTGTTGGTTTAGTAGCTGTCTGGGTATTATACAATATTTGGAAAGCAAAATAAGTTTTTAAATGTACCATTGAAAAAGGACTCCTAGAGTCCTTTTTTATTCTTGCTCACTTTTAAATCTCTGGGCACGACTCCTTTAATTTAGGGCAGCAGCCGCCCATCATCCAAACGATTAACGGTCCTAAGGATGATTATCTTAACCCACTCCAATCATTTAAGTTTGGTTTAGTTGTTTCTAAGTGTTTTAACTGTTCGGGTAATTGTGGATGGAAGTTAATACCTGTAGCACGCTCGACTTCTGCGATAGTTGTGGCGAATTTAGGTAAATCAGCTACTGGTAATGGTTGATTGGGAAATATAAAAGCAATAGCCTTGGCTCCTTTACGATCAACAACTACCTTCCACATGTGTGTAGGAATACCTACACGATTAGCACCTATGGTTTGATAGCCCGGAGCATAGATAGTACCGCTGACAACGTAAATGTCTTTGCCTTCCTTAACCCAACCGCGAACTGCTGTTTCTAATTGTTTCCAAATACCACGATTGTGATTAGGAACCTGTGGAACCATATTGCTTAGGAAGAAGCTTTCGCTCATCATTTGGTCATTTTGGTTATTATCGGCACCTGGACTTAAATGGCCACGATCAAACGGAAACCCTGCATAATCGCTAAGTTGGCTTTGATGTTGTTTAGGAATAGCAGGATCAGGACGGAAGTCGTCTTTACGTTTGGCCGTACCTGTAATAGTTGGCAATGTAATATGTTCAACCACATACTCTGCTGTTTTTGTGTCATATCGGTAGTGTATGGCATAATTGCCTTTGCAGATATATTGATCATTAGATTTGATAGGGCTTACTGGTGCTCCTCTCAAGACAAATTGAGCACAGTGATCGTCTATAGAGTTGGCCAATGCGGCAAACGGTAATAGTAATAATAATAGAAACTTTTTCATTGGAAAACCTTTTAAATTAACTGCTATTATTTATACTGACTTTTCAGTATATTCAGCCTTGTCCCATCCTAGTAGATAGTTGGATTTCCAATGATTTTGATCAAACCCTTTTAGATGCTGCCACTTGTCTCGCAGGCTCCAAATTTTTTGTGCTGCGAGTTGCCAATCCATGATAAAGAAACGATACTCAATGTACATCATAGTATCTCTAAACTCATCATAGTCGTAACTATCGTATTCTATGTGTATAACTTCAAACATATCACCACCGGGTGCTTGATCATCTAGAGCAATATCAAATCCCCACTTTTGTTTAGTTTTTAATAGATAGCCTGCTAGAGGTACAGTAGATTGCAGTTCTCGAAGTTGTTCACGGGCAGCACCTTGATAACTGGCACGACATAGGAACATACTGTGATCTAAGTGTAGGCTTGGGTGTTCATCTTGTAGACTAAACCAAGGTTCTTGCCAACAGCGATGATTTAATATAGGATGGTTAATAGGATAATTCATAGCACTGTAATACTTCTGCTCGGCTAGATTAAGTTCAAACCCATCCTTGTCATAATAAAGAAAGTCATCAGCAGATAAGTCATCCACTGCGCGACTACAGATGGGGTTAGGCATCAAGGTAATACGATTTAATTTAAACATTACTTCTTCTGGCTATAGTTGAATATGCTAGGTTTTTCACGACATTCAACACAGGTACATTCTGTACAGTCACAGTCATCAGTCTGGCAACTGATACCACAGTGTTGTCCACACCCACAACCGCATCCTAGATTTTTATATTTGTTGATCGTTGCTGGTTCTATAATATCTGTCATAGTTCGCTCCTATACAGTTCTATCTTTATCGTCTATAGCGCCACCCGTTACCCAAGCTGTGCATGATCTTGTGCCTGCACATTTGAAGTGAAGAAAGTTGCAGTAACCTAAATCTGCCTTGTGTATAGTAGCCATAGCATCAGTTTCTTTGCTGTCACCTTTGACACCTGCTTCTATACATGCCCACATTTTG